AAAATAGATGATACAATATTCAATCCCCCGGAGTCATTTACTCCGGGGGATCTATCCGAAACCATAATGATCACTTCGGCCAGTTATGCTTTTCCCTGAACAAGTTAAGTATAGCACGGTATGGTTCCTTTTGACAACCTTAGCAATTACTCCACATTTCCACTGGAATTAAACGAATATTCTTTTCCGCCGATCTGAAGCGTCTCATTGCAAGCCATTGAGCCATCATCCTTGAGATAGTACGTGGCTCCGTTATCCTTCAGCCAGTGATTCCTCATCATTGCACCGATCGGGAGACAGTTGTTATCCCTGTTGTACCAGTAATACTTCCCGTCTTTCTTACGCCAGCCAGTCAGCATGGAGCAACCCGGGAAACCGGCAACCTCTCCGCTGGATACGAAATAGTAATCATTCGTTCCGTCATTGTACTCGCCAACAACCGCGGATCCGGTCTGATGCTTTCCGCTCCAACCAGATCTCAGCAGATACCAGAATCCATCAACCTTTCTCCATCCTGTAACCATTGCTCCCACTGCATAATATGGCGTATTGAATCCGCTTAGATAATACCAGTCACCATTCTCGCAGATCCATCCGGTTTTCATGTTGCAATCAGCATCGAAGTAATACCAATGACCATTGATGGATTTCCAGTTGTTTCTCACAGCATAGCCATGTCCATCAAAGTAGTACCAGGTGTTCCCCAGGCACAGCCACTGATTCTTAGGATAGGATCCATCCTCATTTCTGTACCACCAGCCGGTGCTGTCTTTTACCCAGCCGGCAGTCGCAATAGACAGGCTTCTGTTCAGAATACCTTCTGCGATCGCTTTGGCGCACTTCTCGGCATTCCAATGGTCATAATCGTCCTTATCATCGACAAAACAACACTCTACCAAGAGTGCTGGGGAATTTGTGTTGCTTAAAATAAAAAGATTCTTTGTGTACTTGGAACCACGATTCGTAACATTAAGAGCTGCTGCCACTTTATTACAAATACGATCCGAAACATCTGCTGTAGCGGTATTGTAATTCCAAACCTCTACACCACCTGTTACGCCGTCCCCTGCATAATCCTGTCTTGCTGAATTAAGATGGATGGAAATATCAAGATCAACGCTGTGAGTATTGCATTTCTTCTTGATATTGTTCAAGTTCTGGCTCTGAGTCTTTCCTGTATCATCCGTGCAGTCATAAACTGTATGGCCTGCTGCCCTGAGATATTCGATCAGCTTATTCTTCACCTTACGGTCTTCATTCACCTCATCCAGAAGCCCGGAAGCTCCCCGGCAGACCAGCGAATGACCGCCGTGTACGTTATATACTGCCATGATTATTCTTCTCCTTTCTTGCACTGGTGCAATTCTACTTTTTCTTATATGCGTTTCTGTTCCACATCTCTGCCACTCTCTCCCAGCCACCAGTACTCACTAAATAGACGATGAATGCAGCAATGAATGATGCGAAAATGTAATACCACTCAATTACTATCTGATAATAGGTACACAAGACAATTACCGCTACTGGTGTCAGGATCAGTGATGTAATCAGTGCCACGACATTCGTCTGCACTTTCTTCAGTGCCGGCATCTCCTTGATTGCCTGCACGATCACACTGACCAAGAAGGCCAGCACTCCAATTCCTGCCAAAATGTAACTCATGTACTGCATTAATGTTTCAATGTTCATGTTCAATTCCCTCCAAATCTTCAATTCTATGGTTCGCTACCTTGATCTGCTCTTTCTGTATGGAGAGTTCCCTCTCTATACTATATGTACGTTCAACCACATGGTTGTGTTCGTCTACTCTTTTGGTCAGTTCATCTAGCTTGTATTCCATAAGAGCTCTAGTCTTCTCCTGCTGCCCGTGATTGTTCAACAGACAGATTACAAGTGTTACTGCTGCTGTGATGCAGGATGATATGATTGTTTCCATGCTGTTTTCCTTTCTTTTCTCTGTTTTTTGAGTATAAAAATAAGGCCCTTTCGGTCTTGCTCTGATTTCCGTATATTTACCTCTTATCAATTACAACACATCCTCTCCAACAATGTAGTTATACTCATCAATTGAGATAATGCCTTTTTCTACTCTCTTCTGTAACTGCGCCTTTGTCGCTCTGTCATTCTCGTACAGTCTTTTCAGACTTTCTACTAAAATTCTCATTGCTTATACCTCCTTTCTTAAATGAGTCCTTCTTCCATCAGCTGTGCTGTGTACTCGTCAATTTTAAGGTTCGCATACTCAACCATTGCGTCTGTAGGAGCTTCGTCACCCTCGTAGTCCAGATAACTCTCCGGATCCGCTTTGATCTGTTCAGCTGTCAGTGAGTGAGTGCGGAAAATATTTCCGTCATACTCGTATGCCGTAGTCTCTTTTGCTTCTCCATCTTCCAGCGGTTCTGTCTCTGCGACCTCTCTTTCATTTGTCAGGATAACCACATCTCTTGCTCCGTTCTCAAGCTCATAGATGCTTACTCTCTCCTGTTTCTCCGAAAATCTCATTGTATTCAAGTTATTCTCCTTTCGTGGCTCGTGCGATTACTTTCTTAGCCATCTTATTTATAAGTTCAACATGGTATCGCCTTTGGAATCTCTTACTATCCGTGTGTTTAATTGCTCCGTATCTTGCCACACAGCTCCTTGCAAGTTTCAGCGGAATCTCTTTTCCGTGGCAGACATAAGAATAGGCTTTCTTATAAGTTCTCCTTGCTTTCAAGAATGTTGAAGAACGTATCGTCAGATTCTTTCTTGATATCTTCCGTCCGAGAATATCTACATATTCTGTTTGCAAGTCGATAAAACGAGCTGTCTCTTTCAATTCAAGGCTTAACTCTTTGCTGATATATTCGTTAAACCTCTTCACTATCATTTTCATGTCTTTCTTGCTGTGACCGAAGAAAATGATATCATCCATCTGGAATAGTACATGACTCACAAGTCTTACTTTCTTAACTGTTCCATCTTTTCTCTTGCGAACCTTGAACTGCTGGCTTGCATAGATATAAGCCTTGCTCAAATAATAATTCGCCAAGAACTGACTTAAATATGAACCTATAGAAAGTCCGTATTCAAATGTATCAATCAAGAAGAACACTAAATGAAGAAGTCTGTCATTCTTCACATCGCATTTCAGCATCTTTTTCAGAACATTTTTATTTATGTTTTCATAATAATGCCGAACATCTGATTGCCATGCACAACGGATATTTTTATCTGCCAGCCATTTCTTGATAGCTCCAGCTCCAAATTCATTACCTTTACGTTTAACTGCTCCACACTGATAAAAGCCGAGTTTTTTCTCAAATAATTCTTTCAAGCCGTATACTGCGATATAATCGTAGATTTGCTGTTTAATATCTTGGATTCCGATATTTCGTAGCTTTCCAGTACAAGCATCTTTCTTGATTCTGTAACGGATTTTCTTCACGATATACTTCTGTTCCATGATTTCTTGTTGGATACCATCTATGACAGTTTCTACAATGCTGTCTAGCATATATCTGCTCTCTTGAGCTATATCCATCAAGAACTGGTACGGAAGTCCTGTGTATTCCATGAACATATGAATCGTGTCGCTACGTGTAATCTTATTACTGATACAGCTCCATGTTGCCTCTGAGATTAATTCTCTGCTTGTTATATCAATGTTCTTGCAATATCGTTTCATTTTAGTTCCGAGGGACTTTCGGTTTTTCTACTAGCCCCAGCCTATACCAATTCGTATAGACTGCCAGTACCACTGCCGTGGCACCAGCTCCCTTTCTTGTTACTTATTTAAGACCTTACGGTACAACTTATTGTTGCGAAATGCCGTGCAAGCACCCAGCGGTGCATAATGTTTGCATAATAAAATTCAGAAGGCGTAGTTCCAATTCATCCTAGAGACCTCGTTCCTGAGATTCGAGTAGCAGAAACCGCCATTCCCGCCATTCCTGAGGTTCCCACGCCAGCACGACAAGTCCTATATTTTCTCTTCAACTTAATTAAGGGGAAGAGCCCCTCTTTTTTCTGCGAAAAAATTCACCCCTGAAAGGTGGTAGGAACTAAACGCAGAAGGCGCAGAGCCAAGACATCCAAGAGACCACGTTCCAGAGAGACGAGGAGCAGAAACCGCCATTCCCGCCATCCCTGAGGCCCCCACGCTTTAATGCTCCTCTGTAACCAGTACCGGTACCGCCTTTATAGAGTATATCTCCAACACCAACAGAATCACCAGTTCCGACCGTTTTTAGATAATCAACACCAGTCTCAAGGTCAATGTCAATATCTCCAATCCAACAGTCGTTGGAATCAATCAAATCCACTGTAACAACTTTCTTCCATCCTGAAGCTGTCGCAGACCAAGCCACGCCTTTCGGACGTACATAGTAGTCAACCATACTGGCTGTGGTTTTATTCCATATCTCATTCATGGAGATGAAGTAAGCTCCAACACCTTCCTCGATACCACCAAGTTTGAATGCGTGCTTACCATCATTGGAAATGTATCCATCAGCTCCAAGCACACCGTCTGTCGTACCGGAATGCAGTGGCATTGTTGAGATATAAGTGTCCTCAGTAATTGTCATGCCGGCCTTTTCGACATACACCTTGCTATTTGCTGTGTCCGCAATAGCTTCGATCGCTGTGATTCTTACATTCTTCGCAATCGCATTCATGCTTGTCTGTCCGCGATCAATATTGTTATTAGCTCCAGGAGTACCGATTGATACCGTTTCTCCGACATAGAAGTTTTTCGCCTGAGCTGTTGTGATTACCACGTAATTTACATTCTCGCCCGTCTCAGCAACTTTGTACTGCAAGTTATTATCTGTATTGCCTCTAAAGAATTTCTGACTATTTTTTGTCGCATACTTAATCCATAACATACAGAGCAGATATGCTGTACGCTCTGAACCGGAACCAACATATCCAGCACCTTTCTTTTCCAGCTCACCGATTGCCAACTGTGCAGAAGCGAAATTGTAAATAGCATTTCTGGAAGAGCTATATGCGATTCCGTCAATAAGACCGGCATAATACTTTGTGATCATGCCATATCCAAGATTCTCATCTGTCCACGGAGTCGGAATAATACATCCCACTTCCGGATGTGGAGTATCAGAAAAGTGAATGATGTAATATCCGTCAAATTCTTCCTTACCCCAATAAGTCGGCGGAGTCATGATTCCTACATCGACTTTTCCTGTATTATGGAATCCATTACCACCCTTAATTGCGACCGGAATTTTATCGCTGGAATCATTCACCGTAAAATTACAGTCAATGTAATTGAAAGCATTTCTTCCAGCGAAATCATCCTGATTCTTCACCTTGTCTGTGGAAGGAACTGCAACCAGTCCTTTTGAAGCGTTCAGCTTTTCTCCAGCTGGATTCGTTGAGCTTTCGTAATTATAGAATTTTGTGGAGAACAGTTCTCCTGTTGCCATATTCGCCCAGAAGTTTTTCCAGTCGAATTTTTCTACATCCGTCACCATTGTGCGGATAATTTTACACATCTCAAGAATCTCCTGTGATGTACTTTCCATAGCAATATCTACAGATGTCTGTGCCATGTTTATATCCTCCTATTTGCCATCATCATAAGTTACTCTAAGTCCACCTGATTCGTTGATTGAGAAAGAGATTCCTTTACCATTCGCCTTCTCTTCCTCTATTTTAGGGATTGCAATTGGAAGTGTCTTATAAAAATCCGGCAAAGCAGACTCTTTGATTGATGGATTGACTATATTCGTTCCTTTTACTAATTTAATTCCACTCCATGTAGATACGCCCTCATTTTCGGCTACGTTAGTTAGTGTTGAGAAGAAATAAATTCTAACGCCACCGTTTTTCGGAGAGAATTTCCCGCTTTTACTTGGCGGCATTATGTCGGTAAGAACGCCTTTACCTTTACCGTAAGGAAAAATCTGAGCATTACCTGCAACAGCCCCAACCACATTATCGTATTGAATATAATATTCACCATCATCAAGTTGAATATCATAATATTTTGATTGATATTGAGCGTTAGCTTTATAGGAATTTACAACATCACCGTAAGTCCATAAGTTTTCTTGTTTATCAATTACGTCACCTAAATCTTCATTTAGTGAAGCAATGTCCGTCTTATTTTTAGCAATCTGTTCTCTATCTGCAACGATTGATTCGGCAGCCTTATTTACAGCATCAAGCTTCGCTGTTCCTGTGGTGTTGATATCTTCAAGAGCCTTCTCGCTCGCACTGTTAATGTCAGCGACAGCTTTGTTTCCTGATGCAGTAATATCCTTGTTGAGCTGCGTTCCATCTACGATATTGCTGCCGAGAGATTCATCAAGCACATTTGCCTGTTCAACCGTTTTATCCAGTGCACTCTTGCTTCCGTTCGCACTCTTAATGCTTTCATCCAGCGCAGTTTTCGCCTTTGTGGAATCCGCAATTGACTTGTCTAAGTCGGTTTTTGACTTCTTTCCAGCTTCTACAGCTGCATCTACTTCTGTTTTTACGTCAGCCAATTTCTGCACAACTGCATCTTCGCTGGCTTTTGCGTTCTGTTCGGACGTGCTTGCTCTGTCTGCTGACTCTTTTGCGGATTCCATTGCCTGTTCTGCTGCAGCCTTATCTTCCGCTACTTTCTCGGCTGTCTTCGCATAATTGGCCAGTAGCTTTCCGAACTCTTCTTTTGTGCCTGTATGCCCTTGTGCTACCGCTTCGGCATAAGCTGTGACCGTGCCCAAATCTGTTGTGATCATGACATCATTACCTCCAAACTTCCTTTTTCTGTCAGTCTAAAATCTAAACTATCAACGATATTGTCTGTCCTATGCAGTTGCAAGTGTCCTCTCTCGTCTATTTCCAACTTGCAGAATCCATTCTTTGTTGCCACTTGCTTTGCCTGCTCTGCGCTCTCACTAGCGTTGTCAGCATACTCTTTTGCATTCCGCTCCGATGTTTCCGCACGTTCCGCAGCGTCGTTGACCGCCTTGACCGCATCTCCAAACGGATCTGTGTCTGCGTTGTCAGGTGTAATATGATCGCTCGGCTTCGGTCTCGCCTGCACTGGTATCTTGATTCTATACTCTGTGCTTCCGGAAGTACCGTCTTCGATGTATACGAAAGCGTAAACATTATAATTAAACGTTGTATCACCGTTCTCCAGCAGTTCATCCGGCACTTGCACTTCTGCCACTTCATCTGTAGTTACTCCGACTTTCGTAATAGCATCTCCACCCACTTCATTGAGCGAGAAGTGTACTTCGACAGCCTTTGGAAGATTCTTCCCTTGTAAGCGGAGAATCTGTCCATAGTCGTACTGCCACACTTTCTCGGAGTTAACGTACCGGTAATCAAGCACGGTCTGAATTATGTTATTTATCATAGCATTCTCCTTCAGTTAAAATTGTTATACAAAATAGAACCCAGACATTTTTATATAGCCAACCTGACCTGTATTTTTCCAATACACATTTGAGTATCCGATATCACCATTTCCTTCGTCTTCACTGAGTAAAGTGATCATTCCGTCTCCCCTGAGTTCTCCTCTTCCAGCACTGCTATCAGTCAAGCCACCGCTTTCGGATACGACAAATGCTGCTCCATAAGATGCATCTGTTTCTTCAACCGGCAATGATATTTTTGCACGCTCTCCGTTTTCTGTAATCTTTGTTTTCACTTGAAAATAAAACAAAACAATATTTCCAATTTGCATATAATACCCAACAGCATATCCACCAGCTTTGTCTTGAGTGATTTCTCTGCCAGAAGCAGTTAATAATTTAGGAGTATATGCACGCGGTGTTGCTAAAGTGGATTCCAAATCAAAAACTTTATCTTTCACAGTTGATATTTCTTCAGACAAGTCCGTTTTCATCTCTGACATATCATCTTTAACATTGGCAACCTGCCCCCTCACAGCTTCACCTGCGCTCGCATAGACAGTTTCGTCATATCCTTTCCTTATGTCCTCGACCTCGCTCTGCAGAACCAATCGGTCTTTTGTCTCGTCACTCATTTTATTAAGCAACTGCTCTACGAGACTAGGATCTTGCGGTTCCGAAGCGTCATTGATTTTTATGGCTGATGCCTTGCAGATTACTGTATCGGAAAATGTAAATAACTTCTTCTCATCTTTCAATACTCGCACCATCAGTTCATTTCTTCCGACCTCAAAAAAGCTTTCACTTGGCGTGAACTTAATTGCATTATTTCCGACGTCGCACAATATCTTTTTTGGTACATCACTCGTCTGTCCGAGAGCGTATGCCACAGCAATAGCGTAGTCCGGAATGTTGTAGTCCACTACCTTAAGCTCAATTGGGATCATGTCTGTCCCTTTTGTAACTTCAATTTTTTCTTTGATTGCGTTTCGCAACACGTATATGTTTCTTTTTATCGATTCCATTTATGCTCCTTCCTATCCCGGTATCCACTTCTCAATGTATACTGTGGTCGGTGTAGTCCCACCTCCGCCGCCCGGATACCTCAATACATATTGCCATGGAAAATTATAATAACCATGCACATGGATTTCTTTCCCTGTCTGGTCTCCTGTCTTTCCTCCGGTAACTCCTCCATTCTCGTTCTGTGACGCGCCGACAAGCTGGCTGTTCCCGATATACATTTCTGTATGGTTCCCCGGCTTTAAAAGTACATCTCCCCTTACCATGCCTGATCCATTGGAAAGTGTTACTTGTGATGTCACATCTTCAAATCCGGCTGATGTAAATACCTTGTACATTGCACTTGTGTTTGGAGTATATCCAGGTCTTGTGTTGAGTCCGGCATTATAGTAAGCCCAACTGATCAGCGAGGAACAATCGTAGTCTGGTCCATCTCTATGAGTCTGATCATAGCCATGGCTATTATCATTTGCGATTCCAACTGCCCAGTTTACAGCTTTTTCAATGATCTCACTGCCACCTGCGTACTGTTTTAGATAGTCGTACCATTTTCTAGCTGCGGTCCGTCTAGCAGACTCAACCTCAACTCCGGCACGCTCAAAGTTCTTCAGGAATGCGCTGGCTAAGTATTCCGGAGATTGACTGGAACTTTTAAATGCACTCCACGAAAAGTTGTATGCGCTGGTAGCTATCCACTGCCCTGTTGATGCTGACAATGCATCGATCCAGTAGAGCTGTCCGTTCGGATCTGTAATGGAATGCCCATTTGAATTAGCCCAGTTCGTATAATTGGTTGCCGGAGTCCACTGGACAAGACCGTAGCCACCACTGTAGTTGCCGTATTTCAAGCTCTGCCACAGTCCTGGATTGATATTGGACTCTTTCTCCATGTTGCCGAGGATACCGCCGATCGCATTCAGTGTCCAGCCTTTGCCCGAGAAGTACTTCCATACTTCCAGTGCGTTTCCTTGCATCTGAGCCTCTGTCAAATAATTGTTGCCTATCGTCCAAGACATCAGATTTCACCCTCTTTCGTTGTTCCTCCCATAAGAAATCCGTTTTCAAAGTCCATATATGTCCCGTCTGAAAACACGGCTCTTCCCGTCTTTCCTGCCACTCCTCCGGGTCCGATTTTATCAGTATCGAAATATATCGCATCACTAAATATTCTCATCAGCATATGTGAATCTGTTGCATCTTCAAATGTTCCTCCGTATCGAACCACAATTGCATCTCCTGACCTTTCTATGAATATAGGATTGCTTTTGTCTCTCTTGGAAAACATAATTGAACCGGATTTTATTTCTGTTCTTCTATTCAATCCTCCAACATTCTCACATACATAACTTCCAATAGCATAGACTCCACCCTTGTCAAGACGGACGATTTCTTTTCCAGTTGCATCCATCACTCTTGCAATACCGTTTCCGTTGTCCTCGCCTCCAAGCTCCAGTGTTCCGCCCTTGATTCGGTCAGCAAGCATTGTTCCGGCAACGATAAAATCTGCATAGAATCCTTTTCCAGTGCCGAAAGTGCTCCACTTCCAGTCCCTTCCATCAGCTGTGCGTTCTCCAGCAATTTCAAAGCCAAGTGTGCCGAGGCACATTGCTCCAAATGTCGGCGAATCAGGATCTAAATCTTCAAACAGAATCGCTCTGACCTCTTGCTTTTTCGCTATGGAAGACTGTACACGCATCTGTGCTTGCACTCCGTTGATGATTCCTTGAATCTGCTGGCCGATAACTGAACCGTCCTCACGAATAGCCTGTTCAACTCGGTTCATAACGGAAGATGCGTTGTCTAGGAAGTTGTACTGGAAGTCTCCCAACTTGACAGAAGTTACTTTATTCCGAACTGCATCCCACGTCAGTTCTATTGCTCTCGCATCTGTTACGATTTCGAGCTTTGAGTGACTACAGTGTGCCGTGTCACCCCAAGAGACTGTCTCAAGCTCTTTCACGTCATCATAAAGCTCTGTGTTCTGCAACAGTTCCATGTTGACCTCAATCGTGATGCTAGGCTTGTCCACGCCTGTGTCAAACTGTTCTATGCACTTATCTGTCAGAGCCTTTTCAAGCTGTTCCTGAGTGTCGCAGACGATGACTCCATTCGCTTCATCATCCTCCGATGCATCAGCTCGCATCTTGACATCATCGAATGTGATCACACCGTAGTGAACTGTTGGATACTTATCGATGATCGGAGAATCAACCCACGGCGCTTCACCTTTAATCATGTATCCGTTGTAAGCCTTCGGAACAATTCTTGTCACAACATCAGTCATGTCGATTGTCTCGGAGAATCCGTCTTTAACAATATTCTTGCCGTATACAACGCGAACGCCGCGATCAGCACCGACACGCTCGTTCACAATCACTTCGTAGTTGTTATATAGGATTTCACCGCCCCAGCGTTTTGTAAATGCGTTGTCATCATTTCCATTGATAGCTTCAATCAGATTCTTTGTCTGGTAGTATGCTGTTGAGGTTTTCTTAATGTCTGACTTTGCTGTATACACCTTATTCGGAGCTGTCATGATATCCAGTGCCTCTTGACCGCTTTTTTCGGTCGGTCGCGCATCCACCAAAAAGCAATCCTCTTTTGCATCAAGGAAGATTGGAGTAAGCTCTGCGCTCACCCCTGAATCACTCTTCTCTTTGTTTTGAATGCGGAACAACTGCTCTCCATTGAACGATGGCATCTTTACAACTGCATTGTCTGTGATGTACTTCCACCGTCCTTCATCGTCAATCGGATGTTCAATGGTTGCTGTCCATTCTCCGTTTAGGATCACATGAATTTCAGCCTCTTCTGGCATCAGCGTCATGTCTCCATTGTGCTCGTAGTCCTTATTCTCCGGACTGTAAATCTGAATCATAAGCACCTCCAGTTAGGAATGATTTTTAAATCAAATCCTTTTGTAATTTCTATATCATTTGTTCCAGCTATTAGGTGCATCTTCTCGTAATCTCCGGACACATCTGTGTTTCTAAGCGTTCCGTCTTGCCTATATGCAAGCTGTCTGTCAGTATCTATCACAAGATTCTGTCCAACATTTACAGTCATTTTGTGTCCGTTAACTTTCAGCACGCAGTTTCCTTCCCCGGATATCTTGTAGATCGGACGCGCCTCTTCATAAGGATTCAGTCTCACATCTTCTATCGTGCATTCATTTTTTCCAGCTTCGATGTATCTCAGACCATCCTTTGTCAGAAATGTTGCTGTGAAATCCCCAATTCTTTCCGTTGTGTGCTTTCCGTCATCCAATGTGACTTTTAAAATTTTATAGTAATGCTCCGGATCACATCCGAGACGAAGTGCCTTTCCTCTTTCAGATAACCACTTCTTTGCAAGTCCAAACCGTTCATCCCATCGGTCGGAGTCACCGATAAAATTAAAGTCAATCTTGATCTCCGTAGATTTGTAACCGCCATCAAGTAAAATCAGTGTTCCATCTGCACCGGGAATCTCCACTGTTTTTTCTTTCAAGGCTGCTGCCGGAACATCTGGTACAGCCTTTGCGTAGATTCCAAGACTTGACGCGCATTTCCCATTGTATTCCACGTCCATCATGCTCCCACAGCTCCTTTCTTCCATTTCACACTGGAGGACATCTTCTTGATTACCGCGTTAGCAAGAATCTCTGCAAGCTTCTTATCGCCTAGCGCAATATTGTTTTCAATCACAAGAGTTAGCTCTGACAGTGTCTCTGCAATCATCTGAGCAAGCACAGCATTGTTTGTCTGCATCTCATCACGGATGTATGTCTTCAGCAATTCGATTGGAAGAACCGCCTCTGCTCCTGCTTCGCCACCGCCCATTGCCCTATCTCCGTTCATGCCGAAAATAGTTGGGCTGTTCAAGATACCACCGTTTGCGTACCAGTCAACCGAGAATTTCGGAACTTTTGGTGGAACAAGCGACCATTCTCCACTTGCCTTGAAGTGTGGAAGTTTAATCTTTGGAAGTTTCCACTCAAAGTTGAAAAATCCCTTGATTTTGTCGATTACTCCCTTGATGAAATCACGAATCGATGCAAACACTGCATTAACTCCGTCTCTGAACCACTCGCATTTTGTGTAAAGTGTAACGAAAATTGCAATTAACGCAACAACAGCTGCAATAACCAAAAAGATTGGATTCGCCCTAAGAATTGCGTTAAATGCTGCGAAGGCTGTTTTTGCCCCACTGATGGTTGGCGTTAGCTTTGATGTGACATCAATCACAGTGGACACGCCACCAGAAACCTTGCTGATTATACTGAAGACGGGTCCTAGTGCTGCAACCAACAGCGCACACTTTATAATCATTTCCTGTGTACCAGGAGACAGTGAATTCCAACTACCAATGATGTCATGAAGAATCGGAATGACAATGTGTAAACAATCCGCAAGGACTGGTCCTAATGCATTTCCAACTTCAAATCCAGCATCTTTCAATTCGTTCAGTGTCAATTTAAACTGGTCAGCCGGATCCAGTGTAGCTTCAAATGTATCGTTGACACTTCCGAGGTTATCATTGAGCGATGCGCCTAATTCGTCAAAGTTTAGCTTTCCACTTTGGCAGAACTCTGCGAGTGCTGGACCAGCTTTCGCTCCGAACAGCTCAACCGCAGCATTGTAAGCCTCAGAAGAACTCCCTGCATTAACCATCGTATTCTGCAGCTCTGACAGCGCATCTTTCATGCTCTTACCCTCTTTTGATGCATTGACAAGGGCTTTCTTAAGTCCTGCCATAACTGCACTTGTGTCAACTCCTGATGTCTCGCACTGGCCAAGAAATGTAGCAGCGTCTGCTGCAGACATTCCGAGTTCTTTGAGTGATGCAGCGTTGCTGACCATTGACGAGGACAACGTATCCATTGAGATTCTAGTGTCCTGTCCGACCTTATTCATTGTGTCGAGCAGTGCACCAGCATCTTCAGCTGTCAGGTTGAATGCCTCGATAACTTTCTGTGTGCTGTCAATGGAAGAAGATACATCTGTATCATTTAATTCTGCGAACCGAACAAACTTTGCCGACAAATCTTCCAGTTCCTGTCCTGTCAGATGAAACCTTGTGTTGACCTCTCCGACAGCCGAACCAGCTGTTGCAAAGTCTGTCGGAATGGTTTTGGCTATATTCCTTGCAGAATCCTGCATGTCTTCCAGTGCATCACCAGTAGCGCCCGTCTTCTGCACGATGATATCCATTCCTTCATCAACCTGCGCCCATGCTGCCATAATTCCTGTGCCTGCTGCCGCAACTGGAGCCGTCACATTCTTTGTGAGTGAACTTCCAATCTTTCCGGTGGTATCGCTGAAGTCCTTAACCTTCTTGGAGTAATCTTCCAGTGTCGCAGCACCGCTTTCCAGCTTCTTATTTACATCTTCAAGTCCGCTCTTGTAGTTATTCAGAGATGCTTTTGCATTATCCAGCTGCTGCCTTGTTTTGGAGATAGCAGCTTCGTCTCGCACTTGTGCATTCTCCTGTGCTTTCAAGATTTCTGTCAGCCTATCGACTTTCTGCGTATACGCTTCTGTCTGATTCTGTAGATATTCCTGCGTCGCTCTCAGTTTATCGGCTGACGATGTACTTTTATCCCATTCAGACTTTGCAAGTTTAAAGGCTGACCTGTTCTCATTGACCGCATTGTTTACATCTGTCAGTGATTTTCTAAAGTCAACCGCTCCATCTGCTTTGAAGGTCAACCCGACAGTTTTCAAGCCGTCATTACTAGCCAATCAAAGCACCTCCCTTCCGTTTTTCTAGTTCTGTGAATACTTCCAGGCATTCATTAAAAAAGACAGGATCTGAGTTCCAAAATTCATCTTCACTCATTCCCATCTTTCTTGCGCACACCATGTATTCTGCCCAGTCGATGTCTATTGCCTCGCTGACTTCTTCGCCCTCGGAGCAACAGACTTCTTCGCCTGTTCTTTTTTTTTATATTCGTTGAGTCTTTTTTCAAACTCCTCGAAAATCTCACGGATGCTGTCGGCATCCATCGGAGTCAGCATCATTGCCTCTTCCTCGTCTACTTTGAGACCGTTTGACCGAAGAATCACATAGATCAGTTTGCCTGCAAGTTCGACATTCTCCTCTTCGGTCAAATCTTCCTCTGTTCTTCCATCCAGTTTTTTGTCAATTCCATTCATTTTTACCAGATATAAAGTGTAAAAATTAACTTTTACTTCCAGTTTTGATCCGTCTGTTAACTTAATCAGCTTGGATTTCATGTGATCACGCTCCTATTGCTGTTGTAAGGTCTGCATCCGTCAGAATCGGTTTTGCGAAGAACTTCTCTTCTGTAAGTCCTGCCGGTGCCGTGGACTCTGTGACCTTGCTCACGATGTTTCCTTCTACATCAAACGGATATGCCCTGATCTTAATCGTGTCAGTCTGCTCACTTGCTTTCTCTTCAGATGTTGCAATATCATCGGAGTTCTCAACAAGCTTGCATTTTGGGAACCACTCATAACGAGATTTTCCATTTTTCAGTTTCACAACCTTGCCATAAGCGAAGAATGGTCTTTCACTGTTTCCTCCGGCAAGGATAAGCCCACTTGTCCCTTTTGTCTCTCCACGCATCCTGGAGATTGTATCGTCCGGGAATGCGATCACAGATACCTCGATATCAATACTGGACATTGGTGAATCAGAATCGTAAATCTTTCCGGATGCATACGCATCACTCGTCTCAGAGTTTTCTGTGACTTTTACACTCTTCACAACCTCTGTCTTCTCAACATCAGCTTCATAAGTACCGTTGTACTCGTTGTCCTCTGTTGCATCAGCAAAACACATATACTGTGCACCGACTGTCTGTTTCATAGCCGGTTTTTTTGTATTAATAGGCATTAGTCAACCTCCTAACCGAAGATGCTCTCTGTCATCTTCTTGTAGTATTTTTCCTTGTTTCTTTCAAAGAGTGGCTTCAAGTGTGCCCTTGCTGCCATCTTCCTGGTTCCATGCTCAAGCATTGGACCGTAATACTTGCCCCATCCAACCTTAATTCCGCTGTCAGTTCTTTCCAGTGCGAATGTACTCACGATATGCGTGTACCCCGCTTTGGTGATCTGACTTCGTGGTTTTGGGAGTCTCAGAAGATCATTCACGAACTCCTTTGCCCCCTCTTCCACTGCGTCAAGTGCTTTGTCCGGGCTTACGTTCTCGGAATACTGTTTCAGCAGCTCCTCGAAGTCTTCAAGCCCTCCATCGTAAAATGTAATCTCGCTGTTCATCCAATCACTCCGTCAGTTGTAATTGAGAAGTAAGAATGCCATACACGGTCTTCTGTCACGTATTCGTGAGCAATGGTCGGATGGTAGCCGAGCTCATTCAGACGGTTTTTCAGTGCGATCAGTTTCGGATTGCGTGGCTTTCTAGCATAAAAACTAATCTGCCATGTAATCTCGTTCTCATAATCATCTCCGGATGCCATTGTGTCTTCCCACATAATCTCCCAGTAATCAATTCTTGGAAATGCCTTTTCATTTTTGAGACTACTGACTCCCTCATTCACAGGGCAGCCAATATCGTGCAAGATCTCACTCAGTTCTTTCTGTGTCATCGATTACCTCTCTTTCATATGCCGGTGTCTTCAATGTCAGCTCCGATTCCTTAAATCCATCTTTTGTAGGTGTATGAGCAATATTATAGATTTCATGCTGTTCCCCATCGATAAGACAGATGTATTTGCTGTTGATTTTCTTATACTGCGGTATTGCAAGCTTATAAGTTACCTCAACGCTGTCTGCTGACAGTTTGGCTCTTGTCGTGTCGTACACTGCAAGCTCACGATACCAAATACGTAATCCGGTGTACTTAAGTCTCTCCTCCGGATAATCTTCTGACTCATCATTTGTTATCTCATACAGTTCTAAGACTCCGTCTGTATACTCAGGCATTGCCATCTGCATCCACCTCCGTCTCCATCTGCCAGGTCAAGATCATGCTGGAATAATTTTCCATGAACTCGCTGACTCTGTGATGGTAAGCATAATACATATAATTTTTCAATAGCATTCGATAGGTCAAGTCTTCTGTGATACTGCAGCCGGGATTCAATCTCCCAACTGCGTGTTCACCTTCTTTTGCCAAATTTGCAAGTTGCTTGTCCTCGTAGTATGGCGGGATCTGGAACTCTTCCCGCATTTCTTCTACAAGACTGGCAAGTTCTTTCTCGTTCATGTCCCGCCTCCTGCTCTAGCTTAGGCCTGTTTCGGCACTGTTACCTGATTTACTGGAAGAACGTACTCTTCGAGCTTTGTTACATCAAAGACAACCGCAACGTTGTCATCAACCGCACGACCATTTGCATAGCATGATGCAATAATGAGATCTGCATTTTCCATAGCCTTTGTCTGGTCATACTCATTGACTCTCACACCTGTTGTTCCCATAGTGTAGTATCCAGCGATTGTAAATGCAGCCTTTCCTTTCGGACAGTTGGCATCAACAATTTTTTCGATGTCAATGAATGATTTGTTGACATAGCCGCCTGTCAGAGCCTCTCCATACATGCATGGATCCACATATTCTGCTTCGTCTGACGGATTGCAGATAAGATAGAGCTTATCAACCACACGTTTTCCATCATTAGTAAGAGTTTTTCTCACCGAAGCAAGTCCCTTCGGAGAGAATTTTGTAACCGTAGTGAGAACCGTTTTCGCTTTGTTTGTTCCGGCAGACTCTACTGTTCCAATCTGACGGAAGATTCCAATCGGACCTGTCTTTCCATCTCCATCAAGGTAACCTTTTACAAGTCCATCCTGCATAGCCTCAGACAGGATCGCCATGAAATAGCGATCAACGAATTCAAGAGACAGCTCTCTGATTGCTTTCGGAATGACAAGGTACGCTGACAACATGTGGAGTTCAATGTTCAGAGATGCGATCTCGGCTGACAGTTCGCCTTTAATTGCATCCGTAAGAGCACCCCACACAGCAACTCCTGAATGAGATGCTACAATCCATTTCTTCACATTTGCCGGCGCCATATTTACAAGTTTCAGGATTGGCGATGCTTTCTTAACATCATCCAGTGTACGATCAATAATCTCTGTCGGAATGATATCAATCTGATTCGCAGTGATTGACTGCTTCACGTCCTTAAATCCCTCATAGAATTTCTTTTCTTCCTGAGACAGGTTGCGCAGTCCAAGCTGTTTCTTGTAATCTGCATCTCTGCTTGCTCTTTCTGACTCAGCCACTACCTGCTGAATCAGATCGGCGTGCATTGCTTCATCGATCATTTCAATTGACTGCATAATTGCTTCTGCTTTCTGATCTGCCGGAGCATTGTCCAGAAGCTGTTTTACTTTGTCTTTTACTTCCTGGTTTAAACCTTCAATCTTCATTCTTACATTTCCTCCTAATCAAAAAATGCACCCCAACCGGTGCTGTCTTTTTCTTCCTTCTTCTCTTCTTTCTTATGTGTCAACTGATAAAACTCAGCCAACTGTTTCTGATGTTCATTTCTGTTTTTCAGCTGCATCTGAAGCATTTCATTTTCTCTAAGAACTTCCTGCAGCTTCACGCCCTGTTCCTCTTCCTTCTGTGCGACACCAATCTCATCAATCAGTCCATACTCCAAAGCCATCTGAGGGGACAATGTGGTGGTCTTATGCATCAGATCTCTGAGTTCATCTTCTGAAATGGTTGCTCTCTGCATAAATAACGCCACGCAACTGTCCATTGCTACGTCCAGATTGTCCGCTTCTGCTCTCAGATCTGCCGCATTTCCTGTGACTGTCTCCCACATATCATGGATGATTGCAGTTGTTCCCTGTCCCATGATTCGCTTATCACACGCCTGAAGAATCGTAAAAGCAATGGAATGACATCCACCCATCACGATTCCTGTCTTATAGGACCCATGCTGCTGAAGCATGTTGTAAATGGCTGTCCCCTGATCTACACTTCCACCATTGCTGTTGAAATAGATTTTAATCTCATCTGTTTCTGGAATGGCATCCAGAAGTTCCTTGAAATGCTTGGCTGATGTCTCAGAGTCATCATACTGCCATGTATCCCAATTGAACGGACCTGTTTTTCTGATGTCGTCAAAGATGAAAATTTCATGTACATTATCAATTTGCTGAAATCTATACACAATATTTTTCTGTTCCATAGTCTTATCCTTTCTTTTTATTTGTTATTTAACGGATAACTCCGAGATAATTGGATCACCTCCCTAAGCTGTGTTAACTGGTTTCTGCATTCGAATTGTCCTCCTCTCCTGTAGTGTAGTTTTTCGTCAGTGCTCTTGCCTGACTGAACGGTGTATTTAGTACCGGATATCCCACCATCTCCCGGATTTCGTCAAAATTCCATCCATTAGATCTCAGTTTATCCAGGTTATTCGCACTGTCTACCACATCCACGTGCTTGAATCTTGCAAGCCATACCATCACCCGTTCATTCTTGCCTGCATAGTCTTCCGCGCCTACAAGCTTTGCTGTCAATTCATCGTTTATGACTTCTGCAACCGGTCCGACTGCATACGTGATGAACTCATTCGTTGCGTCGCTTTTTTCTGTGATATTCCCGTTAAACACTGCTTGTGGAATATCGTAAGCTTCGGCAGTTGCATTATTTATTTCCTCTTTAATTTTGACGAGCTCTTCTGTTTTCGTTGCTGTCTGTATACCAAGCTGCTCCAGTGCAATTCCGTTTGATTCCGTAATGACAGCAAGGCTCTTTGATTCCAATAATTTCTTTAATTCTTCTGTATATTCTTCTTTCGTGATCTTTTTATCACTTTCTCCGTCTTTTCCTCTTCGTACAAGATTAAGCTGTCCTGGTACTTTTAATTTGAATTTTGGAGTATTTGCAATCTGCATCATTGCATTAACAGAATTTGCTGTTGTTTCGTACTGTGATAGCATAGAGTTCAAGAGCACTCTTATCTTCGAGTTGTCGTATCTTAAATGAATTACATCTCCTGACAAAAATGTTTTAAGCAGGGAATATTGTTTTTCCGCTGCTTCAACCGTTATGTTACTATACAGTCTTCCAGTCATTACGTTATCCGATTCCTGGAAGCTCTGCACCCGGTAATATTTCTCTCCAATCCGGATAATCACAGCCTCCCCTTCTCTCAAAAGCTTTTTTACAACTTTTGTCCAGAAGTACGTCCCATTCTCATTATCATTGGGCTGAACATTAAGCCTGTATTCATATTTCCTTTTATTCTCGCTCTGTGTTTGGATCAGAATATCCGACTTTGCTATAGCTTTTGCTATCATGGTTTCCGCTTTTTCCACCGCCAGCTTCGCTATATTTAGTTTTTCAAGCTCAATCGTTATCGTTTCCGCAAGCGATTGTAATCCGTCATTTTTGTCCTGGAATAAAAAATTAAACATCGTTCCTCCTACTAAATGTAGATTACCTGCATTTCTATCTCATCTTTGCTAAACATGGCCACATCAAAAGCCATGAATCCGTCATTTTTCCTCAACTTCGGTTCTATCTTTCCGAATGTCTTGTTCCCGTATTTATCCTCTGTGACGCTCGTATTATTTGTGTACCAGCGCATAATAGAAGACGGTCCATAATTAATCAGGTGCTGACTGAATAACGCCTGGATCGCCGGTGCAATAATTCCCGTTGCAGACGTAATCTTTCTCGCAAGCCTTACTATTCCGTCTTTATTTTTCTTATCTTCAACCGTCAATCCCACGGCTTCGAATGCCATTTTGAACAGGTTGTATCTATACGTATCCATCGTAATTTTCTTAACCTCATAATCCTGCATCTTGTCTAAGCACCATGCCACTATAGTATTCACATCTATGACTGGTCCTGGTACTACTTCGTAATCCTCGAACTCCGGTTGTCCCATATTCTGCATAATTGGGAACTTGATAGAACTCAGGAACGGAGAATCTTCACAGATCCATGTGTGCTGTCTCCAGATGTATTCTCCGGTTTCATAGTCCTTGGTCAGAATCCCTGCACTCGCGAAGTCCCGCACGTCCGCATAGTCAATTCCGATTATCGCCAACTGACCTTTCGTATTTTTAGTGATCCTTGGAATTTTCTTTTCCAGTTCTTCCCTTGTGTCACCTTCGTAGCACGCCCGCAGGATGTTATGCCACGTCGTTACCGTTTCTTCCTCTCTTCTTGCCGGAAGGTTCATTCTCTTTGTCAGGAACTCCGCTCGCTTAGATGGAATTTTTTTCTGTTCCAGGTAATCATGCATAATGCGGTTTGCCAGAATTGGCAGAAATTCCAGTGATGGATTTGCTTTATGCCATGCATCTGGATTCTCTGCTTCTTTCAGATCGTCTATCTCGCATATGAATGGAAAATATCCCAGCGGGTTTTCTCCCGTTTCAAGAATTTCCATACACATTGCGGATATTTCATCCAGTGGACCGTCTCTGACATATCCGTCTGTCGTGATTATGAATTCCCGTGAATGCTTAACTTTACCAAACGATGATTCAAATACATTGATCTGATCATAATTTTCATATGCATGTATCTCATTGAGCACCAGGCAACCGGTTCTTTTTCCATCCTTTGTTTTTGCATTTGATGTGTTATATTTCATTTCTGCACCAGTTACAAGGTTTGAGATCAGCTCCTTTGTGACCGAGAACTTACCTTTAAACTTAGGATTATCATGTAGCATGTCATACGCTACTTTGAACGTATCTTTTACCTGGTCCTCCGAATTCGCTACGATTTCGACGTGATAATTCATTACTCCGTATAGTGGAGTCTGAAAAAAATTCACCAGCGGTATGATGAAACCATCTTTTCCATTTCCTCGTCCCTCTTTTATGAAAAACGTGGGAAAAACCGGAATATCATCTTTGTACATAAATGCAAATGCATAAATGAACTTTTGAAACGGGAATAATTTGTAATAATTGCTTTCGCAATACTTAATACAATTCCTATATGTTTTTTCATCAAAAAAAACATCATCCCGCTTCATCAACGGCTTTACGATGTTTTCAAAGAGTAATTTTCTTTTTTTATTTATCCAGTTCGGATGTTCTTCGGCATATTTGAGATAATAATCAATCTCTTTACAGATAACCATCTGTAGGATTCTCCGGCTCTGGTACCGGCTCTTTTAACTTCAGATCTGCCAGGATCTTCAACATAGTGACCGTAGTTTTCTGCAAATTGACAACGCTTTCATTCGCTTTTTCCACCGTCATTCCATTCCCGTTCACGGTCTCGTATCTCAACCCTTTGCTCTTAATATCTGCTATTAGTTTCTTTTTCAATGACCAGTAATATATATAATCATTCACTA